ATCTGCAGCTCTCGATATATATGCAGAAGAATCTACAACCAAATCAGAAAAAGGACAGATATTAACAATACATTCCGATTCGAAAAGAATACAGCACATATTAGAAGATCTTTTTTATAATGTGTTAGATGTCAATACTAATCTACCAATGTGGACAAGAGGAATGTGTAAATATGGTGACGACTTTGTTTATTTAAAAATTGATGGCGAAAAGGGTATTGTTGGATGTCAGCAATTACCAAATATTGAAGTAGAAAGACTTGAAGGTGCAAGACAATCTGTTCCAAATCAAAGTGACAGAGTTGGCAGTAGATTTCCTACAAGAGAGTTAAGATTTACTTGGAAAAATAAAGATATGGAGTTTCAAGCTTGGGAAATTGCCCATTTTAGAATATTGGGCGATGATAGAAAACTTCCATATGGTACGTCAATGCTTGATAAAATCAGACGTATTTGGAAACAATTACTTCTGGCTGAAGATGCTATGTTAATCTATAGAACTTCAAGAGCGCCTGAAAGAAGAGTTTTTAAGATTTTCGTTGGTAATATGGATGATAAAGATATCGAGGCATATGTACAAAGAATAGCAAATAAATTCAAAAGAGACCAAGTTGTTGACCAAAAAAATGGTAATGTTGATATGAGATATAATCAAATGGCCGTTGATCAGGATTATTTTATTCCAGTTCGAGATCCTGCACAACCAAGTCCTATTGAAACATTACCTGGTGCGCAAAATTTGGGCGAAATTGCTGATATTGAATATATACAAAAGAAAATGCTAGCCGCATTGAGAATTCCAAAAGCCTTTTTGGGATTTGAAGATGTTATTGGTAATGGTAAGGGATTGGCATTATTAGATATTCGCTTTGCTAGAACAATTAATAGAATTCAAATGTCGGTAATTCAAGAACTAAATAAAATAGCGTTAATTCATTTATTTCTTTTGGGTTTAGAAGATGAATTAAGTAATTTCTCTCTATCATTAACAAATCCATCTGGTCAATCTGATTTATTAAGAATAGAACAATGGAAAGAAAAAATCACCATGTATAAAGATGCTACATCAGATCAATCACAATTAGGTATTCTGCCAGTTTCGCATACATGGGCTAAAAAGAATATTTTGGGTATGAGTGATAATGAAGTAATTCTTGATCTACAACAACAAAGAATGGAGAGAGCGATGGGATTTGAACTAATGAATACTCAGGTAATTATTAGACGTACTGGCGTGTTTGATGACGTTGATAAGAAATATGGAATATCTGAAGAAGAAAGGAAAAAAATCGAAGCATCGATGGCGGCTGGAGGACAACAACAAGAATCTGGCGGTATGTCAGGCGGTGGCAGTATGTCAGGCGGTGGCGGAGATATGTCATTACCAACTGGAGATATTGGTGCAATGGGTGCAGGTCAGCCAGCACCAACAGGAGCGGAGCCTGGTGCTCCATTATCAGAAAGTAAAACAAAAAAAGAAAAGATTTTATCTATGTTAAATGAAGATACTAAATTACCTGATTTATTTGACACAGAAAAAGCACAAAAGAATATTTATGAAATGGAAAAAGCAATAAAAGATATTTTAAATCAATAAAAATGAATAAATTTGGTGTATTAAAAACAAAAATTTTACAAAAATTAACCGAAGCATATGCTAGCGGTAATAAAAGTGAAATAAAGGAAATCTTAACTGCAGTTAGTAAAAATAAAGATTTCAGAGAAATGTATTTGTTTTACGAAGAAATAGAAAACAAATATATTGAGGATAAAGAAAGCGCGAAAATGTATATAGATGAAATCACGTCTCTATTACAAGAAAAGACAAAAAAAATCACTAAATTTTCTAAAGAATTAGAAAAAAAACTGGGTGATGTAGTCATAAATGAAAACGAATTATATTCAAATTTAGACATATTATCTCAAAACGACACCTTACGTAATCTCGACAAGAAAGTTAATGGACGAATGAAACTTATTGAACATTTAATGACAAAAAAAGAAATTGTTGAAGAAACCAATACATCATTTACTGTAAACGAAAATTTTTTACATAACGTTTTAACAAATAATTTTAATGTACTTTACGATAACACCTTAAATGAAGAACAGAAAAACGAACTGAAAAAAATATTAGAAATATCAGAAAATGAATTAGTAAATAACTTTAATACATTAAAAGAAGAAGTGACAAGTAAAATGAATAAAATGATATCAGAAGAACATAATATAGATTTAAAAGAAAAATTAATCACATCAATTTCTGAAGCAAGACAAATGAAACCTACAAAGTATAATTATTATAAGTTACAACAATTAAAAAACGGGATTTAGTCCCGTTTTTTTTTGGAATATAAAATTTTTTTCCTTATATTTTATTATTATTCACCATAAAAAAGAAAATATGAGAAAAATTAATGAAAACTGGAAAATTTATAACCTTGGGTTATTATGGCAATGTAAAGATAGGATATGGAACTGTTGACTATAAAAAATTAAAAACAATTTACATAAAATTAAATTCATGGGTTGCTCCCGAAAATGACGAAGATGAATTTAATTCTACATTATCAAAAACAAAACGAAAAATAAAGTTACGAATACACGATTTAAAATCTGACTTTTTCAAAAAAGAATCAATCGTTGACTTAGATATTAGAACTAAGGGAATTAAAATTGGAAAAAAATCTTTTCTTAATCTAGAAATTACATTATTTACACAAAAACCTTTTGATATTCGATCAAAAGAAATAAGATTTTTAATAACTGAATTAATCAAAGATATTGTTGATTACGATTTAGAAGATAAAATCTTATTTAATTTTCATAAAAATAAAAAATAAGTTTAAATATCGATGTATTTATAGTGAAAGCTATAGATGAAGATATTGGGACCACATGACATAGGTGTAAAAGGTTTTTTAATCGAATATGACGCTGGATTCGTCTCTCCAGACGATTCCAAAAATAAAAAAATTATAACTGAGATGAAGGATATGGACTTTTCACAAGACCTAATCCTTTATGCCGTATTACAAAAATACGGTATTCCCAATAAAAATGGTAGAATATATCCTGAATCAGTTTTAAGAAGAGAAAATGAAAAATATCAAACTATCATTCAAAATGGCGCCGCGTTAAATGAATTGAATCATCCAACATCTTCGCTTATTGATCTAGATAGAGTATCCCATTCGATTCTTAAAACATGGTGGGAAAATAACATTCTAATTGGTCAAATTAAATTATTTACGTCCCCTGGTTGGAAAAAAGCAGGTATTATTAGTTGTAAAGGAGACCAGGCAGCAATGCTATTAATGAATGGCGCTACATTAGGTATTTCTTCTCGCGGGGTTGGATCTTTAAAAAACGAAAAAGGACAAAATATCGTACAGGATGATTTTGAATTAGTTTGTTTTGATTTAGTGTCGTCCCCATCGACTCCTGGCGCATATGTATTTAAAGATTTAGATGACAGAACAAAGTATGAAGAAGTAATACCAGAACAATCTCCTGAAGAAAATAGAATTAAATCTCTTATGGGAAGATTAGATAATTTTATATCAAAATAAGATTTTTTTTAATATTTAAAGTGCATAAAGATAAACTTTTAATAATTTCATAATATTTATAAAAACAAATAAAGAAAAAATGGCTCAAAAATCTATTTTAGAACAAGCATTACTTCAGGTTGAGAAACTTGAAGAGGCAGTTAAAGCAAACGCAAAGGGTATACTTGCTTCCACGATGAAACAAGAACTAAATGATTTGCTAAAAGAACAAGAGGATGAAGATCCTGAAGAAGAAGAAAACGATGTAACGGATGCTCCCGTGGATGACGAAAATTCTGATAATGATGTTGACGATACTGAATTACCAACAGGTGATGAAGAATTGCCAGCAGTAGACGATGAGGATTCTGAGGAAGATTCAGAAATGGAATTTCCAACAGAAGACGAAGATTCGGAAGATGTTCTTGATATGACTGACGCTTCAGAAGAAGAAGTTTTGAAAGTTTTCAAAGCTATGAAACCTGAAGACGGCATCGTAGTTAAGAAAGAGGGTAATACGGTATCCTTCGAAGATGAAGGAAACGAATACATTATTAAACTCGATGATGAGGCTGATGAAACTGAAGAACTTCCTAGCGATGAAGAAATTCCTGGCGAAGAAGATGAATTTCCAGACGAATTAGCTGAACAAACAGAGCCAACCGATGATCAAGAAATCGTTTACGAAATTGAACTTGATGACGAAGACGAGGAAAGTCAAGAATTTCAAGCCAATGAAAGTGAAAATGCTCCATTCGAACAAAAACCTAAAAAAGGTGCTGTAAAGAAAATGGAAGCAAAAGAAAGCGTTAGTGTTCATAAGAGTCATACTCCAAAAGACGGACAGCCTTTCGATAAATCTTCACCTCAAACTGGCGTGAAAAAATTACAGGCTAACGAACAAGAGTCAGGCGTTGATAAATGGTCTGGCACTCCTCTTCCTGGCACTGGAAGTCCTCAAACAAAAGAACCTGGTAAAGGCCAAGCAAAAACATCTGATGGTCGTCCTGGAACCGGAGTTAAGGATATGGATACCCCAAAAAAATTCGATGATCTTGGTAAAGGAAAAGCTACTACAAGTACTAGA